ACTCGGAATCGGCAGGCCAATACTCTTGACAGTGCTTGCAGAACTTTTCTTTGCCCAATTCGGTTTCGATGAAAGTTGGATTGTTGTTTTTCATGCCGCACCTCCTTGTGCATCTTGCAATGAAGCCAAATAAAATGGATCTAAATCAGCAAATGTTGCTCTCGCTAAATCAGTTCCCAACCGAACCATGCCAACTTCACCATCACGGCATTTGCCAATAATGATTTCAGCAGTACCCGCATCTTTGGATTTTTTGTCATAAACCTCATCACGGTAGATAAACAAAATCACATCAGCGTCTTGTTCTAACTGTCCTGATTCACGAAGATCGGCATTCACTGGACGTTTGTTTGGACGATTCTCAAGATTTCGACTAAGTTGAGATAGGGCGAACACAACACAATCAAATTCTTTAGCGATTGCTTTCAGCCCTTTTGATATTTCACCAATTGCTTTAACTTGATTGTCTGTAATAACTGGGCTTTTCATGATTTGTAGATAATCAACAAAAATCGCATCGACACGTCCATATTTCGCTTTAAGTAAACGCGCTTGTCGTCTTATGTCTGATAGCGATGCGTTAGCCGTGTCATCGATTGCAAACTTGGCATCTTTGAGCATTTCATTTGTCTGAACTAGCTTCCCCCAATCATCATCTTCGAGATATTTAGATTTGATATTTCTCAACATGATCTGACCCACACCTGACACGATACGATCACGTATTTCTTCTTCGGTCATCTCAAGAGAGTGAAATTGAACAACCAAATCTTGATTGATCGACATATCGCTCATGATGTTTTGAGCAAATGTGGTTTTACCCATACTCGGACGCGCACCAATCAGAACCAAATTACCTCGACGCAGATTTCCGATTTTGTTATCAAGCGCAACAAATCCTGTTTTTAGACCAGTTTCGACGTATGTGCCATTTGCTCTTGCAATGCGGGTTTCTTCAAGATCGGTGTAGAGCTGAACTACAAAATCACTCACGTATGTCAATGATTTTTTCTTTGTGTTATCTCCGATTTCAGCAATCATGTTTTGAGACTTATTGAGCATGTCGTCAAGATTTGTTGTGAAGTCTCTAGCCATGCCCTGCATGAGTGTTGAGATATCCAAAAACTTACGACGAACTGCCAAGCGATGAAGTTTTTCAACATGATCCCCAAGAGTCGTAATAACCGTTGGTGCATCTTGCATTAGCGTGATTATGTATTTTTCATCAATGTGATGAAGATTCATTGGGTTCTTATTGATTTCATCCCAGACAAGGATTGCATCTACTTTCTCACCACGGCTGTGAATTACTTGAATCGCATCAAAAATAATTTGATGCTTTCCAGAAAAATGGTCTCGTGTTAAGCGCTCAATGAATTGATCAATCCCATCTGACAATGTTAGCAACGAAGCAATCACACCTTGCTCTGTTTGAATTGAGTGTAGGTTGCTCATTGTTTTGCCCCCTTGTACTCTTTGCGGAGCAAGATCGGTGGCTTGATTGGTTGTGGTTGTTCGAGGTTGATTGGTAGTTGTGACTCTTGAGCTTGTATTGATTCAGTCCAATAAGGATTTTCCCAGTGTTTTTTGTTTAACCAAGAGCTAGGTGATGGAATGTAAGCGCCATCGTCCTTAATCCACTGTTCATCCATTTTGAACTTTTCAAGAACGGTAATAATTTGATCGCTAAACTTTTCAAACTTGGTAAAAGTTTTTAAGGCATCGCTTCTTGAACCTTTGCGTTTTGATCTTGGGAATTTATTCCAGAATTCATCAAACTTAATTTCAAGTGCTAGGCTTGTTTCTGTTTGTGGTTTTTTGGGTTGTGAGGAGCCCTTGCCTTTTGGTTTTGTATTAGTTGGTTTTGATAGTTGGTTTTGTGTGTTAAATTTTTTAACTAGTAGCAGTAAAGATTTTTTACTAGCGTAGTTAAATTTTTTAACTAGTAAAGATTTTTTACTAGTAAAGAATTTTAACCGAACACCGATAAAACACTCATCATTTAGTGCATATGAATTTCCGAAAACTGTAGATTTTTTTTCAATCACAATTCCATGTTTAATGAGTTCTTTTAAAGCTGAAACGACAGTTGGTCTGGACTTGCCAGTGAACTTTTCAAATTGGCTTAAAGAGATAGAATCCATCTCTTTACCCCATCCTCTGGTTTTCCGAACAATGACCAGATACAACTTTACAGACGAGTCACTAATATTGCACATAACTTCATCAACAAAGCTGTTTGGCAACTGAAAAGAGTTAGGCACGTGGCGCACTTTCTTGCCCCCCTTTAAAGGCGAAACTGAGAATTGATGAGATGTGAGTTTTGCGGACATAATCTGCACACTGTTTGCACTTAGCGGGATCCACACAATTTTCGTCGTGTGGCTTTATCTGCTTTTTGGGCTGTGATATATTTGTCATGTTCATTACCTTGTAAGTTTATGAATGCCTAAGCCTGATCTTTCCCATCAGGCTTTTTCTTTGTCTGAATCCCCGTAAATCCCTTCCAATCCCTCTGAAATACAAACCTCAGTAGAGATATCCCGCACTAAAGCCTTTAATCCCAAGCGCTCAAAGGATTTTGCTTGTAAATTAAGTACATGCCACTCACCGACGATTTCTTTTTCAAGAAGAAATGCTAGGTACTGAGCAAGGTCTTTACCCTTAATTTCAGCAAGTGTTTTTGCTCGTTCGTGAATTTCTGGAGATAAACGAACATGCGTCGATTTTTTTTCGAGACTCATTTATGTGTCCTTATGC